GTGCAAATTTTTGAATATTTGCAAAACACATTATATCGAGCCCAAAACATGATTACAGCTACTATTATTGTCGACACAAGAAGAATTACAAACAAAGGATATCCAATTAAAATAAGAGTTTACAATCAGGAGGAAAAACAGAATAAATACATTCTTACTAAAAAGTATCAACTTGAAAAAGATTTAGTGATTGATTCTGAAATTAGAAAATTACAATATGATATTGATGAAAGATTAATTTACTGTAGAAGAAATAATTTAGATTTTGATTCTTGTATGGATGTTTTAAAAAATGGTATTCCAGATAATGATATTGATCTTGAAATTAAAATTCTTGAATCTAAATTAGCAGAGCTAAAAAAGAAAAGACCTTCAATTGGTTTTATACAATTTGCTGAAAAATTTTTAAATCAAAAATTGAAACGAAACGAGAAAATTGAAATATTTCAAACTGCAATAAACCACTTAAAAAAATTTATTCTACCTGATTTAGATATTCCTATTAATAATATTGATTATGACTTTGTGAATAATCTTGATCTTTATTTAAGAGGAGTAGAGTCTGTGAGTTCAAAAAATAAAAAGCTTTCAAATGCGACAATAAACACTTACTTTGAAAAGTATAATCATATATATAACGAAGCGAAAAAGCACGAGCATTTGTTTGTGAAAGATAAAAATCCTTTTTCTTTAATAGATATTAAGTCAATTTCGGAAAGAACAAATAAAGATTATTCATTAGAAGAATTAAAGGCTTATTTTAATTCTGATTTAATATTTGTTAATTCTAAAAAATATCCTGTTAGACCAAGCGCGGAGCTTGCAAGAAAAATTCATATGTTTCAATTCTTAATAGGAGGGCATGATCTTGTTGATATAGCTTTATTAAAATGGACCAGTATAATAAATGATAGAATTGTTTTCAAAAGAAGTAAAAACAGAAAGCATAAATTCGGCGGTAAAACAATCGACAACATGTTGCATCCTTTAGCTTTAGAAATTGTAGAGAAAATTGGAACAAAAGAAGATGATCGTATTTTTTCATTTTTACGAAATCCTGAATCTGATTATGAAAGATATAAAGCACAAAGACAATACTTTGATAAAGTTTATAAAACAATTGAAGAACACTTTAAATTTAGCTCAAATAAATTGAGGTCTAAAACCATGAGATATACTTTCAGAACTATTGCAGGAAATCTAATGATTAATGAAATGATGCTTAAAAATATAATGGGACATTCTGATAATAGTATCTCTATGGGTTATCAAGGTGTTACTCCTTACGAAATTCAAGATGCAGAACATTTGAAAGTTATTGAAGCGGTTTTTGGGAAAAAAGAAACCCCTTAGTTTAAGGGGTTGTATATTAATAAGGTAAATAAAAATCAAAAAAACAAAGTATAAATAGACTTGAAAGAGATATAAATATAAAATCTTTCATTTGAAAACCATACCAATTAAAATTTGACTTCATAAATCGAAATCTTCCAATTGTATTGTCTAGAATAAGCCATAAAAGACCTACGCTAACAATAAATGTTGCAATAACAGAAATTGTATTTAATAGGATGTTCATATCACTTATTTTTAATATTGTAAAATTATAAAATTATTTTGGTAAATCTTGATTTTTATCAACTTGTTTCATTAACTCTTTTAATTCTTTTGAATCCTTTATTTTTAAACTGTCTTTATAATTGTTCCAAATGTCTTTTCTTATTGAATCATTTGTATTTGAATTATTGATAGCTATTTCTCTTTGACTTCTTTTATCTAAAAAATCAGATACAGAATTAATTAATCCTGGAATTCCGTTTGTTTTAAGAGAAAATTCTCCATATTCAATGCCTCCACCCATTCCAGCAACAATTAAACCAGCTAATAAAATTCCTTTTTTTGTCATTGACTTTAAGTCAATATTTCCCGGGCTATTAATATTAACAGCTACTTCAAAATCATCAGAAGAAACATCTTTGATGTCATGATGTTTGCAAAATTCGTCAATAATATCTAACAATTCATAACCTAGCCCAAATAAATCTTTAGCTTTAACTACTTCAGCGTCTACTCTGATTATGTTATGAGCTTCATCGTTTATTATGAATAAATCATTTAAAGAACGTTCAATAACTTCTGCATAACTACTAATATCAGTTATTGCTTGATGATTTGTGAACATTTTATACAAAAACGGATCTAATCTGTCTCTTCTAATTTCTTTAATCCATTTAACTCGTTTAAGCAAAGGATAATCGTAATCAAAAACTCTTTTTTCTTCTGTTTTTAAATCAGCAATTTGATCTTCTGTTACTTCACCAAAACTTATAATTTCTGAATTTGTAGAAGGAATTATTACTATATCTCCTTTTTTTAATTCTTTATAAAATTTATAAACTTGACCTGCAATTAAACCTATCCTTCGTGGGGTAATTTCAAATTCAAAATCATACTTACTGTAATAATTTGATAGTTTTTGCTTAAGTTTTTCTAAAGCCTCCTTCTTATTATTTTCAACAATGATATTACTTATTTCAGATAATTTTATTTCAGAATGATCTAAACCTACAATCTTATGATCGATAAATAAATCATATAAACTTCCAGATTGTGTTCTTATTAACCAATATTTTTTAAATTCAGATATAGTAAAAATATTGTTAGATAACTGATTTAATATGTCATTTATTGGGATGCTAGCGCTATTCATTATTATTTATTTTTAAAAGTGTTTTTAGTTTATTTATTTCTACCACCCCTCATTTCCATTCATAAAATCAACATAACTATCTATATATTGATTAACAAAAGTTTCGATTTCTTTTATTTCCGAAATAGATCTCTCTTTGTTTTTTACATTTCCGTTTTTATCAAAATAGTTTTCATAGTTATTTCCTCCAGAAGATTTTTTAAGATCATCGATAGTTACTTTTACTTTATTGTCTTTCATTTCAAAAGTTAAATGATATTTGATTTTAACTTTATCTTTTTGAAGTGGAATTTCGAAGTAATATTTTACTTTAAGTAACATATCTGGAGCATCGCTTATTGTAAATCGAGTAGGGTTAGGGTAATTTTTTGTTATCCAAACTTTCGTTTTAGAATAAATTTCTGATGCTGTTTTATTTGGAATTTCATAGACATTATTTTCAGCTGCAAATTCTAAAGGTGTCGCTTTAAAATTAGACTGTGCAAATGATAATGTTGAGAATGATAATAATGTAAATAGTATAAGTTTTTTCATTTTAAAAATATAGTTTTAAAAAAAGCCGAATGAACGGCTTTTTATATTATGTATTAATCTTCTTTTTTATTGGTAATAAGTGGAGCTAATTCTTTTTTCAATTCTTCAAATTCATCCTTTGACATCATGTCAATTTCCATTAACTCTTTAGCTTCTTTCAATTTCTCAATTGCATCTTCTCTAGTCATTTTCATATTTTTTAATAGAATTTCTCCAGATTCGATTGCTAATTCAGTATCCATTACACTAAGATATTTATTGATTCCAAAAGCTCTACCATTTATTTCTCCTAAAACCATAACTACATATAACGGCTTCTTTTTACTTCCTCTGTGGTAAGTTTTTATTTCTTCAACAATAACCGTTGTGTTTTTTAATGAATTGTCAGCCATATATTGCGCGTCACCATTCATAGTTGCTATTACACTAGTAAAACCAGCAGGTCTACCCATTTTCACAAACTCATAAGTTTTCTTTGAAGTGCTTCTTGATTGTGCAACACCTGCTCTTACTCCATTACCAAAACCACCAGCATATGTTCTTGTAGCTGTTTCTGCCGAAGTAGGTGTGCCTAATGTTAAAGTATCGCCAACAGAAACGCTATTATCACTAACAGTAATATATTTATTTACCTGAGTACCATTTTTAACAGTGTTGAAATAATTAATATCTTGTGTATTTTTATAAGTTAACTCACTAATGTCGTCTTGTGCAAACGTAAAAGTTGAAGCTATTAAAGTTGCTAAAAATAAAAGTTTCTTCATAATGTATAAATTTTTCTAAATATATGTGTTTTATGTTGTATAAAATTACGGGAAACCGTAATTAGGAATAAATGTCTTCGATTTTGTTTTTAAGAAGCTTAATTTCGTTATGATGTTCTTGTGTAGGATTTTTAAATGAATGCTTTATTTCATCTATTAACTCATAAATCTTTTTCGTTTGATTATCTTTTGCTTTTTCTGTTTTAAGAGAGTTAAATTTTATTTCAAATTCACCTACTTTAAATTCAGCTAAATCAATTATTATTTTATTGTATTCAACGCATAGTTTATTAATAAAGTCTAAATCAAATTTAATATCATAACCTTTGTTACGATACATTTCTATATATGTATGATTTTCATAAATAGTGTCAAATCTTCTTTTAATAACGTCTAAGTTTTTTGAACTATACATTATATTCAAACTTTCCTGGATAATCTTCTCGTGCCTATCTAATGCGGATTTAAGCTCTTTTTGTTCAACTTTTAAATAGTTAATTCGATTAATTGCGTCTTGCTTTGAAGTTGGTTTGAAATTTTCATTTAAAACACTATAATCATTTTGACTCCTTGTTAATTGAATATTAGATGCGTTCGTTTGTCTTTTATCACCGAAAGTAATTTGAAGTATCGCACCAAGTAAACCGCAGCCGAATATTATACCTAACAATATTAATATAGTATTCATTGGTGTATAAATTATAATTGATTCCTTTTAATATTTTGTGTAATTTGATTTAATAGTTTTAAAATCTATTAATTGTAGATTTTTATTAAAAAACAGTTGAGCTGTATCAACATCATAAATACCATTCGATTTAGTTACGGATATTTTTATTAACGCTTTGAAGTTTGTAGGCTTAATAGAGTCTGCTTTTTTAGTTAAATCTTGTAGTCTTATTCCTTCTTTAACTAAATTTTGCAAAGAGTCTAAGTAAGTTTTAGCTTTATCTGAAGCTTCTTTTGCTGATTTAATTTCCATTTCCGTTAATGTGCCGCCATAAAGTTCACTTCCAAGTTTCGCTAATTCAGTTTTCTTTTTAGCATTATCCATTTGAATATTTAACATCTCACTTAAATAATTCGCTAAAGGATTCAAACTTTGAAATGTTAAATCATATTCATCTTTCATTGTTAATGTGTCAACAGAAATGATAGATATGCTATCGATAGATTTTAAATCTTTTCCTATTGAATTATTAAGTTCATGATTAATATGTTCTTTAGATTTATTTAAAATAATTTCATCTCTTTTTTCAATTTCAGATTTACAAGAAAAAAAGCTTACTGAAATAAATGTTATTAGTAAAATTTTATTCATAGTCTTAATTTATTTTGCAATTTATTTATAATAGTTATTTTATTTTTACGTGTTCCCGTATTACATAGCTAATTTTTCAAATTGTCCCCAAGCAACTACCTGAAAGAATTTTTCAATAAAATCAATTGGAACTTCTTCTGGTTCATATCCTGTTTGATTATAAATATCTAACGGATCAGGAATTAAAGTTAAAAAGTCTTTGTTTGCACTTCGTTTAACTATCTTGACTGTTCTTAATTCATTCTTCATTACTACAGCATATATTTCATTTGTAGGAAAATATACTTTCCATTCTTTGATCTCTTTTAATCCTATGATCGCATTATGAGGAATTCGTCTTGAGATTGAATTACCTACTAAGTTACAAGCGAATTCAGCTCTTGTAAATTCAGGATTTGTGATAAAAAATGAAGGCTGGTGTGTTGTAAATAAATTTTCTGATTTCCAGCCACCAGAAAAATCTACATTATAGTATGGTATTTCAACTTTGTTTTTAGGAGTGATATCCTGACTGTCGTTTACTTTACTAAAATTATCAGAAATGTTTATATCTTCTAAAAATGTGCTTAAAATGTGTTTTTCGTTTTTAGAACTAATTTCAGTTTCTCCACTTTCCCATTTTTGAACAGTCCTATAATGGACATCAAGCTTTTTAGCAAACTCTTTTTGATTCAAGCCTGTTTTTTTTCGAAATTCCTTTAACTCTATATTATTCATAATCAATTATATAATAATAACACACATAAAATGTGTAATAAATGTGTTTAATTTGTTTGGAAAAACACATTAAATGTGTATATTTGTAAAACAAAATACCACTGTGCACAAAGTTACACAAGGTATAATTAGTAAAAGTAGTAAAAATATACCAATTATATAAGATAGTTCAGATATGGAAGCCAGTTTAAAACTTAAAAAATACAAAAGTTTCTCAAATGGAGTAGGTCAATTAAAAAGAGATTCTTTCCAATCTTTTAAAAAAGAGGTAATGATGTTTTTAGCTATGAAAAGTGATAGTACTTATTACTCTAAGATGAGAGGAGAAAGACCTATGAGTCCATCAGATATGGCAACTATCGAAAGAATCTTCAAAAAGCATGGTGTAACACAGAATATTTGGTCCGATCCTATCAAAAAGGTAAAGCCTAAGATTAATCAATCATAATATACCCTAAATACCCGAAAAATGGAACAATTAACAGAAAGAGAAAAACTAATCACTCAAATGATTGCGAGTGGTAATTCAGTAAAAGAAATTGCTGATAAGGTTTGCAGAAGTGAACATACAATTACTAAGCAAATCCAAGTGATTTACGATAAGACAGGAATCGCAAGACGATTAAATGCTCTAGCAGCTTACTATTACCAACTACTTATTTCAAAAGAGTTTGATAAGGTGAGTTTAAATCCAAATCAGCAAACATTTCTAGCATAAGCAGAAGATCTTAGTCTACGGACTTTAAAATATAAACGAAGCGTTCTTTTAAAATTCGAAAATATTCAGAAAAGATAAAAAGTATTTCTTTTTCCTTCTATTGGCGGGGTTGTGCGTAGGGTCTTATAGCGCATTTTTATAAGTGTTCTATAAGCGCGTACAATAAGACGCATATCCTTCTCTTAGCGGGACACGAATAAAGAAATCAAATTATAATCTTAAGAAGAAATCGGGTAAAAGAAACTTCAACAATACATTTTTTTTTGAAGTGTTCTTTGACATCATTGGGATAAATATAATAATCATTGCTAACTATATCATGTTAGGTGAGTCTGCGAGCTGTAATTGTATGAATTACTAAAGAAACAGCTAAGAGCGAGGGGATAACCTTTGAAGCATCCGAATTATTATGATTTATCAAACCGCGATAAGGCGCGGTATTTAATACCTGTTATAATCCATAGTGGCGGAATTGGTAGACGCAACCACAGAGCGTATAGGGAGTTAAGCTGAATGTAAGACCCTATGTTGGTTCAGCAGTTACAGGTTCGAATCCTGTCTATGGAACTAATCCAAAAAACTAATCCAAATGAGTGAAGTAGAAAATTACCTTCAAAAGAAGAAGTATTTGGAGAGAAGTGACTTTCCAAAAGTTTTTAAAATAGACTTTAGAACATTTGAAAACTATTATGTTAAAGCATCTAGTAATCAAGATAGAAGAATTAGCAAGGCTAAAATTGATATTATTAAAATTCCTAAAAACAAAAGAACAAAACAACTCTTTAAAACTTCTGATGTTGTTGACTTCTTATCTCTTCACGGAATTTATCCGCTTGATTTTTTAAACATAAAAAAAGCTCCAGCTGCAACTGAAGCTTAGTTTCAAAATTTATAATGTATGAAAAAGTTTCTCGAACATTATGTAGCAAAACTACAAAGATTTTTCCAACGAAAAAAAGTAGTTGAAAAAACAATTGAATCAGAAGAATCTAAAATTCTGGTAGGAATGATAAAAGTCAACGCAAATAACAAGGTTATAGTGTTTGATTTTAGACTTCAAGAAGGTCAAAAATTATCATTGAGCGATCATTTAAAAAGGTATCACCAATGCACAGATTCTCTTTTAAAAGAGCAATACCTGATTGACATGTATAACGATGGCTTTTTAGATGAAGCTATTGATTTGTATGAAAATAAGAATGGTTTAACTGTAATTGATAAGATGCTATGAACGAGCAAAAATTAGTGCAAGATTTAAATACAATGATTTGTCTTGCAGCACTTATTATCGTTGGTTTTTTCGTAATTAAAATTGTGTTTTAATGAAAAGAAAAATATACATCCCACAACTTGCAGAAATCGAATTTGATTTTATGCAAATGAAGCCAGATTGTTTTAGAAATGTTGATGGTGAAATGAAATTAGCTTTTGAATTAAAATGCAATGATCCGAAATACAAAGCTTATGATTTAATATTAGGATTGAATTTCAATTACAACGAGAATGCAATTGACGAACGTTTCCCTAATTATCATTATACCGATTTAGAATCGCTTCATAGTATAGAATTGTATGATTATAACATCGAATATCAATTCAATGATTTTACAACAGCTAAAATACTTCAAATTGCAAAAGCTGTTATGCCACGGAAATATATTGAAATGCAAACGATTAAAACTTATTCGCTATGAATGAAATGATTTACGTTTACGACCGAAATAATAAGCTTGTTTTTGAAACAGAAAATAAAGCTGAATTAAAGAGAAGATTTGGAATTACATATAAATCTTTAATGATTCGATTGAAAAATAAAACACCTTTCAAAGATTATTATTTTGCAATTGTTGCTGATTTTAAAATTCCTCTTCAAACATTACCAAAACCTAAAATTAAAGCTTCACCAGGTCGACCAAACACAAAACCGAACTTAAAGAAGCAGGAAGAGAAAGAAAAATTCAAAGAAAATACTTTCTTAACTTATTCAGAAAGCAAAGAGCAAAAGAATATCGCTCAAAAAGTCTTAGAAAAAGCAAAACTTCAAAACAAACCTGTTCGCAGATTAAGCGTTAAAGACGCTGTCAGAAATTCTTTAAAACGCGAATTAAAACTTTCACATATTTAACAAATACCCAAACATTTACATGAAAAATATTGTATTAAAAACGCTGGAGTTGAAGAACTTCAAAAGCTTTCGTCATGCCAAATTTGACGATTTTAACGAAAAAGAGAACTTCATTTATGGTAAAAATGGAGCTGGAAAATCAACTTTATTTGATGCTTTTTTGTGGTTGCTTTTTGGAAAAGATGCTAACGATCGTAAAGATTACGAGATTAAACCACTTGATGAAAATAATCAAGTTCAAAAGCAAATTGATGTAGAGGTTCACGCTACTTTATTAATCAATAATGAAGAAGTTACTTTATCACGAATCTACAAAGAGAAGTGGCAAAAAGTAAAAGGAGCAGAAGAAAAGACTTTCAAAGGTCACGAAACTGAATTAATCTTTAATCAAGTTCCTGTTTCCTTAAAAGAATTCAATGCAAAAGTTGCTGAAATTTCTGAGGAAACTTTATTCAAATTAATTACAAATCCGAGTGCTTTTGAGTCTTTAAAACCTGAAAAGAAGAGGGAAGTATTAGTTTCTATTGTTGGTGAAAAATCAAATGAAGATATCTTAGATGAATTAATTACAGTTCAAAATAAAGGAGAGTATATTTTCTTAATTAATTTATTTAATTCAACAAAAACACTTACGGAATACGAGGCTCAATTAAAAGACTCTATCAAAAAGTCGAAACAAGAAAAAGAAGATACTCCAGCTCGTATTGACGAATTAAAAAACTCTAAAATTGAAGATATTGATTTTGCTAAAATTGATTCGGATATTCAGGAGAAAGAAACTAAGATTTCTGATGTAGATTCAGAGCTGGAAAATGCTTCTAAATCGGTTCAAAATATTGTTGATGCAAATACTAAGGTTCAACAAGAAATTCAAAAACTTAATTCTCAAAAATCAGAGATTGAAATTGGCTTAAGAAATCAAGCGAAGAAAGAATGTTTTGTTGATACATCGAGTATTGATGCTTTAAAATCGAAGTTGAAAAATTCTCAAACAATGCTTCAAAATTCAAATAATTACCTAAGTTCTTTACAACAGAATATTAGTAATTATGAAAGTAGTATAAAAGCATTAGAAACTGATAAAGGTGATTTAGTTGCAAAGTATAATCTTGAGAATGCTAAAGTTTTTGATGCTGAAAAGTATTCTTGCACTTGTCCTAATTGTCAAACAAAATTTGTTTACAATGACGAACCAGAGAAAGAGTTTAATTTAGAAAAGAATCAAAAATTATCAAAGATAATCGAACAAGGAAATTTGATTAAATCCAAGATTGAGCAATATAAATCTCAAGTAGAAAAGGTTTTACTTGATTTAGCGATTCCAGCTGAAGATATTAAAAAATATCAATCTGAAATTGATAGCTTAAAGTCTCAAATCCAAACCGAAACATCAAACCTTCAATCTCCTAAAAACGAAGAAGAAGTTTATCAAACTTTAATCAACGATGATGCACAATTATCAAAATTGAAAATCGAAATTGCAACTCTTCAATCGAAACTTAAGGAAGTAAAACAAGCTGATAATTCCGAATTAAAAGAGCAAAAACAAACTTTGCAAACGGAAATTAAGCAGTTAATTGAACTTAAAGGAAAAAGTTCGGTAAATGAATCTATTGATAATCGTATCAAAGAATTAGCAAGTAGAGAAAAAGAACTTTATCAGATTATCGCTAATCTTGAAAAAGAGCAATTCGTTATTGAAAGATTCAAGAAAGTCAAAACTGAAAGTCTTGAAAAGTCAGTAAATGAAAAATTTGAATACGTCACTTTCAAATTATTCGAAGAGCAAGTAAACGGAGGTTTAAATCCAACATGCATAACTTTAGTAAATGGAGTTCCTTTTGGTTCAGTAAATACAGCAGGAAGAATCAATGCAGGATTAGATATTATCAACACTCTTTGTAAAGTAAATGAGATTACAGCACCTGTTTGGATTGACAACCGCGAATCTATAACCCAATTAATTCCTACTGAATGTCAAATTATCAGTTTGATTGTTGATCCTAATCAAGAAACTTTAAAATTTAATTAAGTACTAAAAAAGGATTATGATTGTCGAATTAGAAGATTTAGGCTTCATTAAGACATCAAATAAAGTCTACAAAAAAAAATAAATCAAGAGTCAACCATTACTGTAATGTTAGATGTTTCAATTCTGGTCGAATCAAAAAGATTTAAATGTTATTCCTATGAATTAACTATTGAAAAAGTTAATCAATTTATTAAAATTTTCAACCCATTAAAAACAAAATAAAATGTCAGAAAATACACAAGTAGCGCAAGTAAAAAAAGATATTTCAGCGCAAGTTTTACAAAAAGTTCAATCATTTCAAGAAGCAGGAGAGTTGACTATTCCAAAGGATTATATCCCTGCTAATGCTTTGAAATCAGCATATATCATTTTAAGCGAAACAAAGAATCGTGACGGTAAATTAGCCTTAGAACATTGTACGCAAGCCTCAATTGCAGAAGCATTGTTAAAAATGGTTATTTGGGGATTATCTCCACTTAAAAAACAATGTTACTTCATTATGTATGGCAATCGTTTAGAATGTACTCCAGATTATTCTGGAAACATTGCATTAGCAAAACGATATGGAGGTTTGAAAAACATTAAAGCACAAGCTATTTTCAAAGGCGATGAGTTTCAATTTGAAGTTGACGGAACAACAGGAAGAAAGAAAATTGTTAAACATTCTCAAACTTTAGAAAACTTAGGAAGTACAGATGTAATAGGAGCCTATGCTGTTATTGAAATGGAAAACGGAACACACGATGTCGAAATTATGAATATTAAACAGATTCAAGCATCATGGCAACAAGGAGCTACAAATGGAGCTTCTCCAGCACATAAAAAGTTTCCTGATCAAATGGCAATCAAAACAGTTATCAATCGAGCTTGTAAATTAATCATTCGTTCTTCAGATGATTCTGCATTAATGGAAAGTGAAGAGGAAGAAGCAGCAAAACTTTCTCCTGCTGAAAGTGAAGTAAAACAAGCTATTCAAAAAAACGCTAATACAGAGCCTTTAGATTTTGAAGAAGCACAAGTAGTAGAAACGAATGTTGTAGATGTTTCAAATAGTGAAGTAGTTGAAGAAACTACAACCGAAATGCAATTTCCAAATGAACCACCTTTTGCGTAATGGAAGAGTTTTTTCAAGCAATCGATAAACATAGCGAGACTGCTGTTTACATTGGACTTTTTATTTGGATTTGCTGTTCATTAATTAAAAGTGATTGTAAATGCAACTCAAAATAATTGGCACGGGGAGTCAAGGTAATTGCTACATCCTCGAGAATGAAAAAGATGCCCTAATCATAGAATTGGGGCTTAATTTTTCCAAGATAAAAGAAGCTTTGAATTTTGATTTAAGTAAAATTTCAGGAGTTATAATTTCTCATTGTCATTTAGATCATGCAAAAGGAATGAAACAAGTTTTAGATAATGGAATTGAATGTTATAGTAGTCAAGGTACTTTCCAAAGTTTAAACATTAACCACCACAACGCCAAAATAATCAAATCAAAACAAGCTTTTCAAATTGGAAATTTTAAGATTCTACCTTTCAATGTTCATCACGATGTTGCTGAGCCTTTAGGTTTTTTAATAGATCACGAAGAAACAGGCAGATGTCTTTTTGTGACAGATACCACGTACATAGATTATACTTTTCCAAATCTCAATAATATCATCATTGAAGCAAATTATTGTGAAGAAATAATCAAAGATAAACTAGGTAATACCTGGCAAGGTGAATTATTGAAAAATAGAATCTTAAAATCTCACATGAGCCTTAATACTTGTAAAGATACTTTGCTTGCAAACGACCTTTCACAAGTACAGAAAATAGTACTTATTCACTTATCAGATAGCAATTCTGATGAGCGAAAATTTAAAAAAGTAATCGAAGAAGCAACAGGTAAAATCGTTCACGTTGCAAACAACAATCAAATTTTAGAGTTTAACAAAAATCCTTTTTAAATGAAATTAGAGTTAAAACATATAGCACCTTATCTGCCTTATGGATTGAAAGGTAGAGTTGATAAAGAGTCTTATATTCAAGAGGAACAAGAAAGGATTGGACAATTAAAAACCATTGATTTGGCTGATCATAATTACGAATTAGCCATATATGGTGATTTAGGTTATTTCTTGTGTGATATTTCTGATTTCAAACCAATTCTTAGACCTTTATCGGATTTAACGAAAGAAATTACGCATAATGAAGAAAAGTTTGTACCTATTTTAAAAATTCTTGAAATTTTAAAGATTAAATACACTCATTATACATTATTAGACAATTCAGTAGACTTAGTTCTTGATTGGAAATATCACAAAGGAAACTCTAAAACAAAGGAAATCCAGAAAGTAAGATTTTGGTTTAATAATTTCAAAGGTATTGGTTTTTACTGCACTAATATGAATTTATTTATGTATAAAGATATTCAAGGGGCCTTGAATAAACTTCATGAATGGCATTTTGATATTTTCGGACTAATCGAAAAAGGATCAGCAATCAACTTTAATGCTTTACAACACTTCCAACCCTGTTGAAAGACAAAAAGCAATTACCCGAATTAAAAAACTACTTGACAATAAAGCAGTCATTGAAATAGTCGAAAAGAAACCAACTCGAACCATAAAACAGAATCGTTATCTACATCTAATCTTAGGATTTTTCGGAAGCGAAACAGGATACACACTTGAAGAAGTGAAACAAGAAATCTTTAAGAAAATTGTTAATCCTGTTTTGTTTTACGAGGGAGAAGTTGGAGAATTAGTACAAATCGAACGCTGGAGAAGTACAGCTGATTTAGATACTTTAGAAATGACTCAAGCAATTGAGAATTTTAGAGAATATTCAAGTGCTCAAGCTGGTATTTACTTACCAAGTCCAGATGAAAAAGACTTTCTACTGCAAATCGAAATTGAATTAAAAAACAACCAAATCATTTAAAAACAAATCCATGTTAAAAAACGTATATATAGAACATTTGGTTCTGCAAAAAGTAGGACATAAAGTAAGAGAAGAAGCTAACATTTTCGCTTCAAAAACAACTGAATTTGACGAATCAAAGGAGGATCAATTAATTCCTTTCTTGTTTGGCCCATTCAAGAAAAGCCTTGAATTAAAACAATTTAGTCATTATACTGAGAAATTAGAATTCAATAAAGTTTACAACTTATGTAAATCTGCATTCGATGAAGAAATTGATTTTGTTGATTTTTCGAATGAAGTTTTAAAAACATTGTACGATCAATCATTGCATCCACAAATTAAAAGTGGTGAAGTTTTTACTGTACAATTGAATAATGCTCAATTTGATGGAATTCCTTGTAAAGCAATCGGAATTTATAAACTCGAAAACAAATCAAAATTTTTAAGATTTGATGAACGAGAAACTATTGACTACAACGTTCTAAAAGGTTATAAGCTTGATAAGTTAGACAAAGGGGTTTTAATTATTGATGCTTATCGTGATGAGGGGTTTAGAGTTTATACAATCGATGATAACAACGTTGAATCTGAATTCTGGACAAAGAATTTCTTAGAAGTAAAACCTGTTACAAATCCAGCTTTACAAACGAAGAATTTTCTTGAAACAATCAACGACTTTGCAATTGATGTTGTTTTAGATAAAACTAACCGAAAGGACCAGGCTGAATTTCTTTCAAATTCAATTGATTTATTATCGAATAACGAATTCATGAATATTGAAATCGTTGACGAAACTTTAGGAGAGTATAAAGAAGAATTCAATCAATATCTGCATCAAAGAGATATAAAACTCGATAAAGATTTCGAAGTTGATTCTGGGGTTCTAATTACTCAAGCAAAGAAAATCAAATCCGAAATTAAATTAAATACGGGAGCTAAAATCAATCTAGATCTTCTAAATTCTGAATGTGCTGCAGATAATCTTGAACGTGGTTATGATGATGAAAAGAAGATGTTTTATTACAAGGTTTATTTTAATTCGGAAGCGTGATGACAAAAGAAGAAAAAATTAAAGAGGCTTGGGGAGAGTATTGGGAAAGGTTATCCGATGTTCAAAAGTTATTAGCGCTGGATAATAACGGTTATACAAGTATAGGTTATTCAGAATATCAGTCAAAATTACATGTAGATTTAAAAAAGTCTAAATTATTCGATGTAGATGCCAACACAAGACCAAAATTACTCCAAGGAATCGAAACAAATAACGGTTGGATAAAAATTATAAGTGAAAAGGATTTGCCAAAAGAAAAGTGTGATTTATTAGTTTATCCTGAATTTGAAAATCAATTTGTTTTTCATTTTTACAACGATAAAAAATGTAAAGAAGTACTTATGCAGAATCACACCCACTACCAACAAATCGAAAAACCTAAACCTCCAATTTACTAATCTATGACCAAATACGAAAAAGAAGATAAGAAGCTGTTTTGGCTTCTTCTTTCTTCATCAATTATCGCGGTGCTTATCGTCGCACTTTATTTTAAACTAATCAAATACATACTATTATGGTAGCAGATATCGAACAATTAAAACAACAAGTACAAGCTAAAGGATATAAAATTGTAAACTATCACGAAAGTCCTATGCAGTTTAACATCATCGTCCAAACTAAAACAGGCGATCATTGTTTTGGTGAAATCTTTACAGGCTGTAACGTCAACGAACGCATCATAATCAAAAACAGAGCTTGCGAGAAATTAAAGGAGCTGATTAAACAAAATTAAAGTCATGGCGAGATCGAAACAAATAGGGTTAACTTATTTTCCTTTTGATGTAGATTTTTTTGAAAATGAAAAAATTGAAGCGCTTTCTGGAGAATTTGGAATTAAAGGAGAATTAGCAGTTATAAAACTTTTTTGTGCTATTTATAAAAACGGATATTATTTAGAATGGAACGATCTTCAAAAGATGAAATTATTAAAAAGATTACCCGGAGTTAGCTCATCTTTATTAGATCAAATTATTAAAAAGTTAGTCAAATGGGAGTTGTTAAATCAAGATATTTTCACACAACATAGTGTAATGACAAGTAAAAACATCCAAAAACAGTTTATTAACTCAACTAAAAGACGTAAAGACAACAGTATCAATGAATACGATTTAATTAATGTATACATTAATGACACTTCAACTAACATTAATGTAGACATTAATACCACTTCAAGTGGTCAAAGTGTTAACAAAAGTACACAAAGTAAAGTAAAGGAAAGTAAAGTAAATACTTCTTCTAACGAAGAAGTAAAAAAACCAACCAACACGCGCGAGGAAAATTTCGAAAAAGAAAATTTCGAAAGCCAAAATTCAACTTTTAAAAACTTTCAAGAAGAAAAAGAAAAAAGTTCCGCTAAAAAAGAAAAAGAACTCGAAAGCGTCAAAAATTTCTTAGTTGAAAATGGGGCTGATTATGCTGACGTGTCTGAGTGGTTTCGAAAACGCATCGACGAACGAAAAGCCACAACTCGATACTATGCTGAGAAATTCATTCTCGAATGCAAGAAAAATAACATTTCTGTGAAAGAAGGAGTATATGCTTGTGCCTTCAATGGGTGGGTAAATTTCAATCCTCAATGGGTATTAAACCAAAAAGAATCTAATTCAAAATCTTCAAAAAATGGAAAATCAGAATCACCAAGTCCAAATAAAGCCGGAAGAGTTGATGTTGACAAGGCAGGAGAATTCCTTGAACGTCGCAGAAAAGAAAGAGAGTTACAGTCCGCTCAACGAGCTTAAGAGGAGTTATGATCTTTCTCGAATTTCTGAATATCCGATCAATGACGCGAAAACAATAATCGAAGCATCTGTTTACCAAGATGCAACTCTCAAGGGGATCAAAGATGAAAATTTACCAGGAGAATTTGTTCTTGATGATATTTCCGAAATGATTTTAAAAATGTTTTGGATGTTAACTCCAGAAGAAATTGTTTCTGCTTTAAAAATGGATCGTTTTGGATACTTTGAGGAGAAATCGCAGCATTACCAGTTTTACGGGACCGAATATGTTGCTGAAATTCTAGGTAAATACTGCAAGTGGAAGCAAAAAAAAGCAATGGAGCATAACCTTTCCAGAAAACCAGCTTCTCATCAAATCGAATACAAAATTGACGAAGAAAAAATCGAGCAAGAATATCGAGAGACGATTTTAAGCGAAATAAGAGAAGGTAAATCTCATAGATATATAAACGCTCATCTTTTGATTAAAAGTGTCCCAAATCAATTTAAACCTAACAAAATTCAGTATTATTCACTCCTTGAAAAAGAAGAAATGAAATTGAAAAATGAAAAAGAGTTGAAATTAGCAGAAGAAAAAGATCCGTTAAGTTCAAAAAAAATCATCCGAGAATTTAACGAAACACTTAAAGTAAAAGCTCATCAAAGAGTTTGTAATGTAATAGTTTGTAATTGGTTAAATAAAACAATTTTACAGAATGGAACTTAACCAAATTGATGATCTCACCGAAAAAACAAATGAGGAATTGATTGACATGGTTATTACCCTCATAAAAACTCTCTACAACAAAAGACCAAAACAAGGATTTAGACTTGAATCTGGGATGTTCGTAAAAGATCCAGAACACTACTTCAAATCGTTTAAATCCTACTTAACAAAACCAAATAATATTCGAAGCATTACTACAGGTGAACTCAAAGAAGATTGGGTGAAGTGGTATTGCATTTTGTTGAAATTAAAAAAGCAGATAAGATGAATTTTTACATAGGAGAATTTTATCAATATACGAATTCAAAACAAAAATTTAAGCTTAAAGAAAAGAGATTTTCAGTATTCGTTTTTGAATGTGGTCACTGGTGTACTGATAATGTTTTTCTTGATCTAATTAGAGTAAAAACAAATCAGTTAGTCTGTGAAGATTATCAGTTAAAACTAAACTTATAAAAATGAATTATCCAGGAGAATTTAAAGAGCGTGCGCAAATCGAAATGTCGAAAAGATTAGGCTTTAATAGTCGAGCTGAATGTATTAATTCCTTAGGAGTAAAGGAATTTGCAAGAAAGCGAGATGAATTTTACAAGACGTTTTTTGAGGAAGAAAACGAGCAGATAAAAGCTGAATCAAACACTCAGCGAAAAGAAATGAAGAACAAAGATCTTCCTGAAAAATTGGAGTTGATTTTTGATTACATAAAAGTTAATCCAGAAACTAGAATTTACAAAGTTGAAGAAAAATTCATGTTTTGTAAGTTTTATTTGAATATCGTTATAAAACTCGGTTATGTACAAAATATAGGTTCGAAACACAAACCTATTTTCATTGTAAAGCAACAAGGTAAATCTTTTGTTGAAATTATTGCTGAAGTTCGTAATTATTCAAAATTAAAACAAAGAAGAATAAGAGCGAATGAAGCGAGAAGAATTGAACAAGGAATGTAAGATTTTATAGTAATGGATAGAAAAAATAAGATTTGGACAAAGGGATTAGAAGATAAATTAATCGAATTGTATCCAAATAATTTAACTCAAGATATTGCTGATAGATTTCAAATGAAATTATGCACGATTAGAAATGCAGCATATCGATTAGGTTTAAAGAAAGATAAAGCATGGATTTCAAAAATTGCAAGAGAAAGGACTTTAGATCCAAATCACGGAGGAAGAAAATTCTTATTCCAAAAAGGAAGTATTCCTAAAAATAAAGGATTAAAACAAAGTGATTACATGAGTAAGGAATCGATTGAAAAATCAAAAAAATCAAGATTTAAGAAAGGTAATAAACCTCACAATGCTTTTAAAGATTGGGAAGAAGTATTGAGAAAAGATTCAAATGGTAAATCTTATTGGAGAATTAAAGTACAAGGAAGTAAAAGACTTGTTTATAAAAATGTTTGGCTTTGGGAACTTCATAACGGTAAAATTCCAAAAAATCATGTAGTTGTATATAAAGACGGCAATACTCAGAACTGTATTATTGAAAATTTAGAATGTATTTCAAGAGTAGAATTAATGAACCGAAATACTATTCACCAATACCCAGAAGAACTAAAAGAAACTATACGTTTAAAAAATAAAATCAACAAAAAAATAAAAGAAAAATCATGAATATTTTAGAATTAAATCAAAAATTATACGAGACTTTAGAAGGTCTTGAGTCAGGTAAAATTGACGCTAAAAAAGCTGACAGCATTGTAAACGTAGCTAATGCAATTACGAATAATACAAAATTGCTTTTAAACGTAGCTAAAACTGCAAAATCCCAAAATATGGCTCAACTTCTCTTAGGTACTGAAACAGCTAATGAAATTGAGTACAGAGATGTTTACGAGCAGAAAACAGAATATGCTTTATCGTTAGGTTATGATAATCTTTCTTCTGCAATAGGTAAACTTGGGAAAGAAAATTTCGAACAAAAATTTAAAAACAGAAAAATATAATGAGCAAATTAGTCGTAAAGCCATTTCAAAAACAAGAAGTTTTAAATGCAAAACTTACCACAATTGCAATTTTAAATCAAGTTATCCTTGAGAAGTTCGATGAGATTGCAGATAAGAAAGAAGTTTGGAATCAAAGGTTTAAAAACATTGGAAAGCAAAATATTTCAATGATTGAAGATATACAGTCAAAAGTTTACAATCAACACTACGAATCAAATCAAAAGCAATTCATTTACGCAGAAGAATCAACCAGAAGATTAGTCAATCTTTTGTCAACTCTTAACATTGATGAATACATTGATTTAATGGGATTTATAGAATTGATGAAGCACGATAAAATAAACAACACAAAGCATTGTGTTAACTTTTTAATCGAAAATACGGAACGAATTAATAATCAACTTGACTTAAAAGCAATCAAAAAAGCAAACGATTTGTATAATTCTAGATATGAAAATGTTTAACGTAAAGGCAACATATTGCACAGAAACACAGGAATTGGTAGAGTTAACGATTGGTAATAAAAATAATTTATCCCAAAAAAGAAAAGTAGAATTTAAAAAACTTCAAAAAGAAATAAAATATAAATTCTGTGCAAAAACATCATAAAATTTACACCCTTGTACACTATACAACACACCCGTAAACAAAAACAGAAATTTCACAAAAAAAACATGTTTTTTACACGATTATTCTTTTTTAATTCAAACTCTTAAAGCATATTTGAATTCAGTATTCAACGAAAGGGGTTTTGTGGCTAACATCAATTGAACTTGATTTTTAAACCTCTTATGAAAATAGGAGGTTTTTTATATGATTTTAGTCGGAATAGATCCAGACGTTGAGAAAAATGGTTTTGCATTAATTCACAACAAGAATTATGAGTTAGTAAACCTAACGTTCTTTGAGCTTTATGACAAGCTACAATCATTAAAAAATGATTTTGGAACTGAGAAAATTAAAGTTTTTGTCGAATGTGGATTTTTAAATAAATCTAATTGGCATAAACTTAAAAAAGGTTCTGCATCGATAAATGCAAATATTGGAAACCGAACAGGACGAAACCATGAAGTAGCTTATAAGATTGTTGAAATGTGTGAATATCTAAACTTAACTCATTTTAAAGTAAAACCAACCACTAAAAAAAGAGATAACAAGGATTTTTCACTCATTACAGGAATCAAAAAAAGAACAAATCAAGAGCAACGAGACGCGATGCTTTTAATATTTGGAAGGTGAATTTTTTACATATATTTCTTTGTGTTTTGTTGGTTGGATAAGTAGCTCAGTAGGTAGAGCGTTGGATTGAAGCTCCAAAGGTCAAAGGTTCGAGCCCTTTCTTTTCCACTATTTCTGTTAAGGAAATGTTTCGGGTATTTAAAGACTGATGAAGTTTAGTAATCAGTCTTTTATTTAAAAATGAATTTTAAATTTTATTATAAACAAAGGCGCTAATAATTAGGCAGTAAGTAGCAAAGCGCTATTTACTGCCTTTTTTATTTTTATTCATGGATCAAAAAGTAAATAGATTTAACTCAAAGAATGTTCAAACATCTTTAATCCCGGACCTTTCAAAAAGGATTGAGATTTTAGAAGATGAGCAGTATCTATTTCTTCCAAATGATTGGATAAATGATGAAGAGCTTATTGTTTTAAAATTTAGAGCTGAACAAAAAAAATATAAAATCGAATATGCTGATTCGGCTCCGAAAACTTCAACACAATTAATCTTTGAGGAAATTGAAAAAGCAATCAATATTGTAACAGGATTAAACCTTCAAGATTATGCTTTAAATGACAGGAGAACTCATTTATTTTATGCTAGAGCAATCTATGTTACTATTTGCTTTTCATATAAAATCGAAAAGAAACTTATTTCTAAAAAAATAAACAAAGCAATTAAAACGATTGAACTGATTGTTGAAAAGCACGACGATCTTTTTAAATTCACTCCAGAGTATCGCAGAAACTATAATGACGTGATGCAAATAATCACAAATAACCAAGTAATAGATAAAGTTTAACCAATGGCAAAACAAAGTAAATCACAAATCGTAAAAGAATGGAAATCATCTGATATAAAAATCAAGAAGGATTCCAAAGGTTTACTTTGGGTTGTTCTTGGAAAAGAAAAGGTTAAACTTCCTAATGATTTGACTAATGTAAAATCAATTACTCTTAGTCAAGCTGAGGGATTTCTTGGGCTTAATAAATCTATTAATGATTTGGCTGATGATGTTGAGAAAGAACGAAAAGAGAAATCAAAAGCTCCTTGGATGATTGGTAATAAGTTCTGGCAGCAACGATCAAAACACGGGAGAGATAGATTGTTTGAATCTGCGGATTTACTTTGGGAATCGGCATGCGAGTACTTTCAGTGGTGTGATGATAATCCTTGGGTTAAGGTCGAGCAAAAGAAAGGAAATTCAAACATTGATGTTTTTGATTTAATGAAGTTAGCTAAAAAAGAAGGTATTGATGTAAATCAAGTCATGAAAAGTGCAATTAATCCGTTGATGGAAATACCGACAGCAAGGCCTTATACTATTCAAGGTTTATGTAGTTACTTGGATGGAATTAACGTTGGCTACTTTAATGATTTTGAAAAATCTCTTAAAGGTAAAACTGATGATTCATCAAAAGATTTTTCCGTTGTCATTACGCGTATACACGAAACAATTTACCAACAAAAATTTGAAGGTGCAACAATTGGAGCTTTCAACGCAACTATAATTTCTAGAGATTTAGGGCTTGCGGATAAAAAGGACCACACTTCCAACGGAGAAACAATAACAACTCCAGCTCGAATTCTTACCAAAAAAGAAGCTCAAGAACTTTACAATAGTTTAGAAAATGACTATTAAGAATTCTGACATACGAGATATTGATGTATTAAAAACTTGGGTACTTTCGAGTACCTTAAATTTTACACGCTATTTTTTTAAGCATAATCAAAATAGAAAATTTGTTGTTGGATCTCATCACGAAAAAATATCAGATGCTTTAAATCGAGTATTAAAAGGAGAGATTAAACGACTTATTATCAATGTGGCGCCACGTTATGGGAAAGCTATTGATTGTAATACAGATATGCTTACTATTGATGGTTGGAAAAAAGCAAATGAATTAACGATTGGAGATTATGTTTTTGGAAGTGATGGAAAACCAACAAAAATTATAGGTGTTTATCCTCAAGGAATAACAAATGCTTATAAAGTAGAGTTTAGTGATGATACGTATTTAATAACATGTAGTGAGCATTTATGGAGTTTAAATCATAAAGACTTATCAAGGAAAGATAAATTTACTTTCCAACAAATTAGAAAAACGAAAGATTTGATTGGAAAATTATATGCAAACGATGGGCATAAATTATGGCATATTCCAAATGTTCAGAGTTTGGAAATCGACGATAGAAATGATTTAGAAATTGATCCATATCTATTAGGATGTTGGTTAGGTGATGGTCATTCACATGCTGCTTCTATTACAACTATGGACGAAGAAATTATTTCAAAATTTGAATCATATAATACTGTTGTTAGAACGCATCAAAATTCAGGAAAGGCAATTACTTATGGATTAAGGAATAATTTTGTAACGAAACTTAAGCAACTATCTGTTTTTAAAAATAAACATATACCTGTTAAATATTTATTAGCGAGCCATAATCAAAGATTAGAGCTTTTAAGAGGGTTATGTGATACTGATGGAACTGTAAATAAAAAAAACAATCAAATCAGTTTTTGTTCTACTAATGAAATTTTATTACAAAATGTAAAGGAATTAATTTGTTCTTTAGGAGGAGTTTATAAAGAATACAGACACTCGTTGTTCTTTAAGATTAAAGATTGTCCGTTTAATCTAAAAAGAAAAAAACAATATTGGAAACCGTTAACTAATAAGCATTTTACAAAGAGATTTATAAAATCAATAACTAAAGTTGAAGATCGTGAAACAGTTTGTTTTACTGTAGATGCAAAAGATAGTTTGTTTTGTGCAGGTAGAGATTTGATTGTTACTCATAATACCGAATTAGCTGTAAAAAACTTTATAGCAATGGGTTTAGGATTAAATCCAAAAGCAAAGTTCATTCATTTATCGTATTCAGATGATTTAGCTTTAGATAATTCTGATGGCGTGCGTGATATTATCGAACTTCCAGAGTATCAACAATTATTCGAAACAAGATTAGCTAATCGAGGTAAAAAGAAATGGTACACAACCGAAGGAGGAGGACTTTACGCAACTTCATCAAGTGGACAAGTAACAGGATTTGGAGCGGGTTTAGTGGATGAAGAAATTGATGAAGAATTAAATAATTTAGACGAGTTTATTCCTGCTGTCGACGGAACTGAATTTGGCGGTGCGATTATTATCGATGATCCAATTAAGCCCGATGATGCAACCTCTGCAACTATTCGAAACAAAGTAAACAACAAGTTTGACACAACAATTAAAAACCGTGTTAACTCACGTAATACACCAATTATCATCATTATGCAACGATTGCACGTTGATGATTTATGCGGTAAATTAATTCGTGAAGAAGGTGAAGATTGGGAAGTATTGGAACTTCCTTGTATTTACACAAACGAAGAAGGTGAAGAAGTTGCGCTTTGGGAATTTAAACACACTTTAGCTGAGTTAAGAATGGAAAAAGAAAAGAATTCATTTGTTTTCGAAACTCAATACATGCAAAACCCTAAACCATTGGAAGGATTAATGTATGATCGTGAATTCAGAACTTACGAGGCTATTCCTTATTCAAAATCTGCAATCCGTAAGGCTTATATTGATACAGCTGACGAAGGGAAAGATTATTTATGTGCAATTTCATACGAAGAACAACCGCACGGAAATTACATTTTAGATGTCTTATACACTCAAAAACCAATGGAATACACTGAGCCTAAAACTGCCGAATCTTTAACGATGCACGCTATTGAAGAGGCTGTAATCGAATCTAATAATGGAGGGCGTGGATTTGCTCGTAATGTTGAAAAAGAAATGCGAGAAATGGGTAATAACGAAACGTATGTTGATGATTTTCATCAAAGCTTAAATAAGAATGTACGAATATTTACTCGATCAAATGAAGTAATGAATTTAACTTTCTTTCCTGTTGGTTGGGATAAATTGTGGCCAACGTTTCACACTCATATTACAACTTATATGAAAGTCGGTAAAAACGAATTTGACGACGCTCCAGATGCTTTAACAGGAACGGTTGAAAGACGAGGAGAAAGTAGTATCGAAGAAACCGAAGACATACTATCAAGATTGAACTTTTAAAAAATAAATGAACGAACTATGTAAACTTTTAAATATACCCGAAGACTCAACAATACAAAAGATAATTGATGCCTTAAAACAAGATAAAGATAAAACCAAAATCATTGAAAAAGCTAAAAAGGAATTAGATCCAAAGCAGCATGATATAATGAATCCTATTCTTAGACGACCTAAAAATAAGGATGAAAAAGATAAAAACAAAGATGTTATTTCTATTGCTTTAGCTTATCAAAAATGGATTGTTCGAAAAGAAAAAGCTATGATTTTCGGTAATCAACCAATTTTAAGAGCTAATCCAAATGATGAAACCGAAAAAGCTGTCTTAAAAGCGATTGAAAGAATTTTGCACGACATCAAAGAACCATCATTTAATCGAAAGCTTGCTGAATCAATTGGTTCTTTTACAGAAGGAGGTGAGCTTTGGTATTTGAAAGAAGGCGAAGAACATGATTCTTACGGATTTAAAACTAAGATGAAAATCAAAGCAATGTTATTGTCTTTAAAAAATAGTAGTCAACTATATCCGTGTAAAGATGACTTTGATGATATGATTTGTTTCTCTCGTAATTACATTAAAAAGATTGAAGGAAAAGAGGTTGAGTATTTTGAAGTTTACACGCAAAATTTTACTTATTTATTCGAGAATTTTAAAGAATGGGAGCTTGTAGAGGGGTATCCTAAAAAGCAAGTACTAGAAAAGATTCCTGCTGTATTTGGAGAACAGGAAAACGTTTCATGGTATGATGTACAAGATTTAATCGAAAGAATTGAAACATTAGTTTCTGATCATGGAGAAGTGAATGATCGAAATGCTTATCCAATTCTTAAAGTAATTGGTAAACTTAAAAATTATCTAAACAAAGGACCAGGAGGAGGAGTTGAGCTTGACAAAGAATCTGATATGAGTTATTTATCATGGGATCAAGCCACAGACTCAATAAAACTTGAAATCGACAATCTTGTAAAGAACATTCAATTGTTCTCTCAAACTCCAAATATCTCATTCGATGAAGTAAAATCTTTAGGTGCTCTTTCCGGTACTGCTTTAAAAATGCTTTTCCTTGATGCACATCTTAAAGTAATGGAGAAAAGAGAAATCTATGACGAGTATTTGCAACGTCGAATTAACATCATCAAAAAAATCCTTGCAACTTTAAATCCTTCATGGAAAACTGCGATTGATAATTTAGTTATCGAACCAGAGATTGTACCATTCATGGTTGAAAACGAAAAAGAACAAGTAGAAATCGCTTTACTTAAAAACGGAAACAAGCCCTTAGAATCTCACGAGAAATCTGTAAAAAATTGGCAAGGTCAAGATACTGAGGATTACGACAAGATTAAGCAGGAGGAAAGGGACGCTAATAATGTGGATTATTTTAATCCTGTAACAGAGTAAAATATGAAAAACATTCAACTATATAACGAAGATAATTTGGAGGTTATGAAAAGACTTCCAAATGAAAGTATTGATGTGATTTGTATTGATCCTCCATATTTGTATTTGAAAAATCAAAAGTTAGAGCGTCCGTTTGATGAACAAATGTTTTTCTCTGAATGTCACAGATTATTAACGAAAAATGGATTCATCGTAATGTTTGGACGTGGGATTTCATTTTATCGTTGGAATGGCATTTTAGATAGTTTAGGATTTGTTTTCAAAGAAGAGATTGTTTGGAATAAGAGAAGAATTACTTCTCCTGTTCTACCTTTAGGAAGGACACATGAAACTATTTCTATTTTTTCTAAAGGCAAAGGAAAGATAAATAAGGTAAAGATTGATGTATTTGAAAAATACAAGTTCGATCCTGAAAAAATTCAAAGAATTGCAGAGAGATTATCCACTGTATTTGGTAATCGAAAAACATTTGATTTGTTAAAGGAGTACTATGATAATGGATTGAAGAAATATTATAAATCCGTTGACTCAAAATTTAATGCAACAAGAAGTCAAGAATCTAATATTAATCAAAATAGAACAATTGTTGATGCTGTGGCGCTTGAAGAAGGCTCAAAAGAAATATCTATAATAGATGAAGTTAGCGATCATTACAATACCATCCACCCAACGCAAAAGCCTGTACGCTTAATTGAACGTCTTTTGGCGCTTGTAATTCCTCAAGATAAGGAAAGAAAAGATATTATTGTAGCAGATTGGTTTGGTGGTTCAATGTCAACCATGGAAGCTGTAAATAACATGGGTATGAAAGGTATTTCAACTGAAATCGACGAAGAATATTTCGAAGCTGGTAAAAATAGAATTGAAAAGTTATTTGAAAATAAACAAGAAAAGTTAAATATATGAAATTTTCAATAGAAGTAGAATATGAAATAGGTGATGTTGTTTATTCTAAAACAGACATGGATCAGAAATTAGGAATTGTTTTAGGGTATGAAATTACAAATTTAGGTGTGCAATATATTGTTTCTTTAAATTCAGAGACGATGATTTTTAATCCTCTTGAATTATCTCCTATTAAAACAATTTATTAAATAACAATCAACCTGCTATCGGTGTTGCCGATGGTAGGTTTTATAAAATAACCATCAAATGAAGACAGATACAAACTTCTATTGTCAACATCATTCTGGACATGAAGATTTTTCAATTGATGAGTGGAATGAAGTAAATCATGAACTTCAATCTTTACCATTAACAGAAAAACAGAAACAAGATATTTTATTTCCTGAACCTTGTAAAAAACAATGTCATGCCTGTATTAATATAATAATTGATCAAAGAGCGAAAACTCAACGATTAATTAAAAAGATGAACAATAAATGTCAATCGAAGAATTCATAATCCAAGACGAAAAACTTGCAAGAATTGCAGCAGGTAAAAACTTGCAACAAATCGAAAGATTATTTCAAAAATACATTTCGAAGGTAATTTCGTTGTATCAATTGAACGAAAATATTGATTTAGATTCCTTAACTCCTCAATTAAAAAAAGAAATTGAAAAGCTAACGAAACAACTTGCATTCGATTTAGAAAATAAAATCAATTCTGCAACTAAGGAACAATGGCTTTTAGCGCAAGGAACCGCAACAAAATTCGTTGAAACTTATTTTGATATTGATAAATTAAACAAGGCTACTCAACAATTTTTTAGAAATAATAATCTTGATAATTATATGCAAGCACGTAAATCAAGATTAAATCAATTCAAGTTATCTGATAGAGTTTGGAAGTATTCTAAAAACTTTGAAACGAATATCATTGATTCGCTAGAAATAGCTTTAAAAAATGGTGATTCAGCTCAAGTGTTAGCACGAGATATTAAACAATATCTTAACGAACCCGAAAAGCTTTTTAGAAGAGTTCGCGATGTTAAAGGGCAATTGCATTTAAGTAAAAATGCGGCTGCATATAATCCAGGGCAAGGAGTTTATCGTTCAGCTCATAAAAATGCTTTAAGGCTGGCAAGTTCAGAAATCAATACTTTTTACAAAGAATCAGAAAATCAACGCTGGAAATCAATGGACTTTGTTGTTGGTTTTGAAATAAAACGATCTAATAATGTTTTTGATTGCGGGGTTTGTGGTCCGTTAGCTGACAGTTATCCAAAGTGGTTTTTATTTACAGGTTGGCATCCGAATTGTCGCTGTTACCAAATCCCAATACTTAAACCAATCGAAGTGTTTACCGATGAATTAAAAGGAGCTGTAAAGCCTTCTTATTCGCATTTAGGAAACTTTCAAACTACTGAGATAAAAGAAATGCCTGCTAGTTATAAAAATCATTTGAAAGAAAAAGCAGACATTTATAAGGGATATAAGACGGTGCCTTATTGGGTTAAGGATTAAACTATTCTTCTATTCTATTTATTAGTTTAGATTGATAAAACCATGACAAGTGCTTTGATAACCCTTCTAAGTCAGGAAATAAAGAAAGGTAGTTTACTCCATACTGATTTAGCATAATTATTAAATCATCTTTTAATCCAGATGGTATAATTATTTTTGTAGAATTATATAAGCTAGACCAATCTATCTGTTTTTTTGGATTTTTATGAACAGAAAAATAACCTAACTGAGAAGCTAGTCTTTCGTTTGAAGTTTTAGGTTGATAAAAATGTACATCCTTTTTAAAATTAAAAATATTTACACGATCTTCAACTAAATAGCTAGTATTTTCAATTATGTAAACAGCACCATCTTTATCTAAATTATCTATACATGCAAAAAATAAAGAAACCATTGGGTTGTGGGACCAATCTAATAATCTTGTGGGTAAACCTGTATGTTGAGCTATCGCTAATAACTCCCAATCATTAAACTTATTATCTTTTATTAAAAAATGAGCTCTTCTTTTCCATTGTGTGAAAATTTTTTCATCACTAAAATGACTATATCCAGACCTACCTGCTTTAGGGATTAAATCCCAAGAAGAATCACTTTGTCCTCTAAACTTATAATTAGGACTAATATGTTGATTTAAAATATCATGCCATTGCATAATAGATTCCAATTGTATTTCATTCATAATTTAATAATATTGATTAGCAATCCATCCAAGCCAAAAGTAATCAGTTTCATTAGCTTTCTTATCTTCTTTCAATTTGAAAGTTAAAGTGTAGTTTAATTTATCATTTGATTTTTTGATATTGTAACGCTCTTTAATTCCTATACCAATAACGGAAGTATCCAAAGCTTCTAAAACTGCTTTTATAATTTCTTTTTGACCTGTGACTTTCATTAATTTTTAAATGTTGTTTAATACTAAATATTCAAAAAGAAATAAGAATATTATCACAATTAGTACTATCATCACTAAAATGAATATCCATTTTGCACTATTATTTCTATCAATTTTTGTCATATTTAGAAGTTTAATCAAAAATATTCATTAAGATAAGATAAAAATTACGTAAAACCGTAATTGGATAATATTTCTTTCCCGTAACTCGCTCTTATCTCGTTAAAAAATACACTACTTAAGCGAAAATCGTTCAATATTTTTGTTTTAATCGATTTGAAATTAAAATCTCATTATAATGAAACAAAAATTACTAGAGTTACTTACTGCTAAATTTTTAGGGAAAGGCACTACTCGTAAAGACGTATTGGCGCGATTAGCAACTGCTTATTCGTTACAAATCACAACAGAAGAAGAAGCGCAGGCACTTGTCGAAAAGTTAACAGACGAACAGGTTACTGAATTTCAAAAAGAATTACGTTCGGAAGTAGATTCTGAAATTGCTAAAGCGACAAAAACAGCTTTAGAAAATGCTGGAAAAGGTAAAGGTGGTGAAGGAGCAGGTGAACAAGGTCCAGAACCTGGAAAAGGTGAAGGAGGAAGTTCTGATCCTGCAGATATTGCTTCAATCGTTGCGAATGCTATTGAAAAAGCAACAGCTCCATTATTGCAAGAAATCAACTCTATCAAAGCTGGAAAAACTACAGAAACAAGGCTTTCACAAATCAATGACATTTTAAAAGATGTAAAAGACGAAACTTTGAAAAATACAATTTCAAAGAATTTCCCTCGTATGTCTTTTGAAAATGACGAAGAATTTGCGGAATACTTGGCGGAAATTCAAACAGATGTAACAACATCAAATCAATCATTTATTAATCAAGGCTTAACTAATCATCAACCTTCATTCGGAGAAAAAGCTCCCGATGGTGTGTCAAGTTCAGTAAAAGATTTTATTACAAAATCTACTGCAACAACTGATGATGGATTAGGCGGTAAAGAAATTTAATTATGTCAGAATTACAAATTTCAAGATCTAAAGGGCGTAAGCCGACAAGATGTATTTTACATAAAGTAGCTGATATTCCTGGAGGAGTTGCAATTGATCCTACGACATTAGAAGATGAACGTCTTTTAGAAGGTGCACCACTTGCAAAAGGAAAAGGTGGGCTTTATGAAGTAGTAGGAAATGCAGTTATTTCTAAAGCAGCAGATACCTCTGCGACATCAATTGATGTTTTAAAAGGTTCTCATTTAAAAGTCGGAATGACAATTTTGGGTGCTAAAATCACTGCAATTGATAAATCAAAAACAGACTTTGATACTTTGACTTTAGATAAAGGTTTTTCTAAAGCTGTAGTAAAAGGAGATGTTATTGGAGAGTCAAAAGTTGTAATTGCAGTTTGCGGTGAAGAGAAAAATGTTTCTGATAAAGGGAATGTTTTTGTTAGTGCGTGGGTCATTGCGGTTATCCAAGAATCAAATTGTCCTGGATTAACAACTGAGCAAAAAGCAACTGCTCCAACATTAGTTTATGTTTAATATTTAAAACAAGAAAATGAACGAATCATTAATGATTGGCTTAGTAGAAAGTGATGTACAAGCCGTAGTAAATACGTACGATTTAAAGCCTTTTTACTATCCAACTTTGTTTCCTGTAAAAGAAACTTATAAGTTAACGTTTACAACGTTAGAATCACAAGTTGGATTGAAAATCGCAGCAGATTTAGTTGCTAGAGGATCAACTATTCCAAAGAAAGTTCGTGATGCTATCGAAAAAATAGCAGGATCAATTCCAAAAATTGCCATTTCTCGCGAGTTAGAAGAAAACGAATTAACTGAATATGATATTGCTGTTGCAATGTTCTCTCAAAATAGAGATATGACTGCTTTAATTGAGTTTTGGGCAGAAGATACTGAGTTTTGTTGGACAGGTATCGCTTCAAAAATTGAATGGATGGCATTACGTCAAATCTCGCTAGGTGGTTTAGTGATGAATCAAGAAACTTCACAAGGTGTTAAACAAGCTATGCCATTGGATTATGAAATTCCAACAACACAAAAAGTAGGTGTTTCAAAATCTTGGGATGGAACAGATGCTGATATCGTTTCAGATTTTAAGAAAGCAATTAAAGTAGGAAAATCTTTCGGAGCTTCTTATAAATATGCTTTTATGAATCCTACAACGTTGTCAAAGATTGTAAGACAAGAGCAAATTATCAAAAATACTGCTTCTTATGTTACTAATTTGATTGGTGCAGCTCAAGAGCCTGATTTAGCTGGAGTGAACTCTTATTTTGCGAAAGCAGTGGGGTTAAATGGAATCCAAATCGTGATTATCGACCAAGATATTACTCTTGAAGATAAAAACGGAGATCGTGTAACAGGTAATCCATTCGAGGATGATGTTGTAATGTTCTCAGAAGCTAAAGTTTTAGGAAGAACTCTTTACAAAAAACCAATTGATATGAACTTGAAGAACTCTAAAGCTTTAAAAGTTTTACGTTCTCATACTTTAATCAAAAAATGGTCGGAAGAGAATCCTGTTAAAGAGGTTACTCAAGGTATTGCAAATGCATTTCCTGTTTGGGATTTAGCAGGTAGATCAACTCTTATGCAAGTAAATAACACTACTTGGAATAAAGAGATTGTAGATAAAGTTTTACCAATTGGATAGTTATGGCTAAAGTAACATTAACTAAAACATTAGTAGAAAAAAACTCTCAGTTAGCGGAATTGCTAACTGAGAGAAATATCGAAGTAGGTTCTAAAATTGAACAATCGGAATTAGATGAATTGTATAAAATTTTAGAAACAACTGAATTGATTGAATTAACTCAGGAAGATTTAGACAAAGAACCTGGATTAGTTTCTAAAGGTTTTGAAGTTGGTCAAGTTATTCGAGTTAAAAAGAAAGCTGAGGTTGAAGATTTAGAAAAACCTAAATCTTACAAAGTTATTTCTCGATTCCGTGATAAAGACAATGAAGCAAAGATTTACGAAGTGAACGAAGTTGTTCCTGCTGATTTTGAAGAATCTCGAATTGCTTCTTTATTAGAACGTAAACTAATCTCAGAAGCTTAATCATGACAAATAAAGAATACATACAAAGCGTAATGTCGAGAGTAGGAGCTAATGCAAATGATACTACAATTTTATTTGCTGAAAATCCTACTTTAAACCCAGACGGACAATTGATTTTAGAAGATTGCGAGAAGGCTTTGTATGATTCTTTTTGTTCTTGGATTCCGATGTATGAAAGTGTTTCCGAAGGAGATATGACGGTTAAATGGAATTGGAATGCAATTCGAATGATGTTAGGTCGTTTGGCTTTAAAGCTAGAATTACCTAATCCTTTAGATGAAAACAAACCAACAGTAACTGCGATAGATCCATGGGAGCAATAGGACACGATCATTATTTATTCATTGAAGATAATTCTTTGATTTACGATGAAGAAACAGGCGAAATGATTCCAAATGAAAACGGAATAAAATTCGTTTCTATGTGTCGCGAGCAAGTTAACTCAAGCGGAAAAGTGATTGCTGGTACTGATGGAATTACAATCGCTTTTAATTCCCTTATTCATTTAGATATTTCTGTTTTACCAATTGAATTAGGAAAAACTATCATTGTTTCAAATGATTCAGAAGGTAAGGACGTAAGAATTAAAGGAAGTGTTCTAAGATTTACAGAAGGATTATTACACAATCGATTATGGGTATAAGACCGAATTTTTCAAGTAAAGATTTAGATAAGCTAAATCAAAAAATAATTGATGATACTTTAAAAAAGTGCATTCAAGCTTATTTATACTTAGGTGAAAATGTTGTTTCTCATGCAAAACAAAGTGTTGGTTTTATGGACCAAACAGGAAACTTAAGATCTTCAATTGGGTATGTACTTTTTGTGAACGGTCAAGTTTACCGAGAATTTTACGAAGGTAAAGCAGTTGGAACATCTGAAGGAAAACAATTTGCAAGAGAATTAGTTTCTAATGCTCGAAAAGCTCCAATAGTTTTAGTTTTTACAGCAGGAATGAATTACGCTTATTCGGTTGAATCTCGTGGTTACAATGTTTTAGCAGCTTCTGAGAATTACGCTAAACAAGTAGCTGATTTAATAATCAAACAAATAATGATGAAATGATGTACGATACTTTCGATGCAAACGAGTTGCTTTTTAGAGCTCTAAATATTGATGAAGTTAAATCTGCTATAAAAGGTAAGTTGTATAATGATAGTCGTCCAATAAATTCACTGAACGAAGACATTGTCGTGAATACTATCACAATTACAACTGTTTTTAAACCTCAATTAGCAACTTCTAATATCAACATTTATGTTCCTGATTTAGAATTAGGAGTTAAAAATTCAAGGCGATTAAAAGAGATTTCGAGAGTCGTTCGCAAAGTATTTGAAGATCATCAATTCATAGGGAAGTCAGTTTATATTTCAGATTTAGGAATAATCCAAGAACAAAACGGAAAAGAACATTATGTAAATCTTCGAATTCAGTGGAGAATTTACGATCAAAAAACAAACTAATTATTAATTTTTAAAAATACGATATTATGGCAACGTACACATTTGGTTTAGCCAAAGTAATGGTAGCAGAAGTTTCAGCTGATGGAACAATGCCTGAAACTTCAACAATGACAAAAATTGGTGAAGTATTTGAAGATTCTGGTTCATTAGAACAAGAAGAAGGTGAAACGACAGAATTCAAAGAAGAAGGAAATCCAATTCCAAAGGTTGTAATTACAAAACAAGGAAAAATTACATTCAAATTTAATTTAATGAATGTTGATCCTAAAATGATGGCTGATTATATCGGTGGTTCTGTAAACGTAACTTCAAAAGAATGGGAGTTTGATGGAAAAGCTAAGTCAGTTGAAAAAGCTTTATATATTCAACCTGAACAAGGATTGTATTTCAAAATTCCAAAAGCTTCTATTTCTGCTGTACTTTCTGGTGAAATGAATCAAAGTAATTTAATTACAATGAACTTTACAGTAACTCCTTTGTCTCCAGGAGAAGGTAAGAAATCAGTTTTAGCTGGTAATGTTTCAGATCTACCAACGGGATAAATAAAGTAGGGCCTAATATTACGCCCTACTACCAATGATTCACATCAATGGTTAACACAGAGTTAAACACCCCGTTGATGTAAATATACAAAAAAACCACTCTTTATAGTAGTGGTTTTTTTTATTTCTTCCTCTTAACTCGCTCTTAACTCGCTCGATTTTACAATATCAAATTCTCATTCATTCACCATTTTTGTATAAATCGAAATCCATGGATCAAAAAGATATACAAAGAGAAGAAATCAAAACTTTGATTGAAACGCCTTACGAGTTTGAAGTAGAATTCAACAAGGAAGTAACCGTTCAAAAAAAGTTCTTTTTTGGATTAATTCCATATGAAAAAACTGAGGTTCAAAAAGTAAAAGAAAAGTTCGAAATTAAACCATGTACATTATCAACTTTAGACCGACTTTGCCAATATCAAATCGAATTGTTTATTGATGAAGCTAAATTGAGTGACAATAATGAAATCTTCAATCAAACAAAACTTATTGCAGCTAAAAACGCAAAACTAATGTCAAACATAGTTACGGTTGCAGTTCTTGGGGTGGATTATTCAAAAGTTGAATTTAAACGAGTTCAAGCGATTATTTATAATTCACTTACACCAGCGAAACTATTCGAGATCATTAACGAAATTTTAAAGTTTCAAGATTTAACAAATTTTACCAACTCTACTCGATTAGCATCGATAAAGATGACGATAAGTCCGAACGAAGTAGAGTAAAAGGAATGAAAAGTACTTACGGAACAAGGGCTTCTATTTGTGCGCATTTCAGTTGGACACTTGATTATTTAGAAAACCAAATCCCCTGGTCGAAAGTAATTCGTTTGATGGCAGATTTACCTTCTTACGATTACGATGATGACGAAAATAAAAATACCCAAACAAAAAAAGCAGTAAAAATAACAGAACAGAATGCAGATGACATTCTTAAAATGTTTCAAAGCTAATGGATATAAGTAACGGAAGAATAGGATTTACCCAAGATTTAGATAATCAAAAATTTTTAAATGCACTTCGACAATCGACTAGAGGTGTAATTGACTTTAACGTCAATTTACAGAATAACTTCAACCAATCATTAATTTCTGTTAACGATTTAGCAAAAGGAGTTACTGCGTTTCTTACAATTGATATGGCGCGCGATTTTGTCACTCAAATGGTTAAGATTCGCGGAGAATTTGAGCAAACAGAAATTGCTTTTAATACCATGCTTCAATCTCGTGAAAAAGGAAATGCATTGATGCAAGAAATGGTTGAGCTTGCAAAGAACACACCTATGCAATTTAGCGAGGTTTCACAAGGAGCGAAACAACTTTTAGCATACCAAGTTGAAGCGGAAAAGCTAACTGAAACTCTTTCAATGCTTGGAGATATTTCGAGCGGACTTGGTGTTCCTATGTCTCGTTTAATTTTAGTTTACGGACAAGTAAGAGCAAAAGGTCGTTTAATGGGGGATGATTTGAGACAATTTACAGAAGCTGGAGTACCAATGATTGCAATGATTGCCAAAAATATGGGAATAGCACAATCTGCTGTTGCTGATATGGTTTCTGAGGGAAAAGTTGGTTTTAAAGAAGTAGAAAAGGTACTTGAGCAATTAACATCTCAAGGCGGATTGTTTTACAACATGATGGAAGAGCAGTCTAAAACTATTCCTGGTCAAATTGCTAAACTAGAAGATGAGATCGAGCAAATGTTTAATAGCATTGGTAAAGATTCTCAAGGGTTTGTAACATCTATTATTAGTGGTGCTTCGAGTGTAGTTGAGAATTATGAATCTATAGGGAAAACATTAGGAGTTTTAATTGGAACTTATGGAGCTTATAAGGCAGCGCTTATAACTGTCTCAAGCATTGAAGCGGCAAGAGCTAAAACGGTTTATTCTGAATTAGAGTCTTTATCACGAAAAGATAGAGTTCAATTGCTTTTAACAGAACGTTCAGTTAGGCATGCACAAGCAACTTTAGCAGAAGCACAAGCTGAACATGTTAAGAATCAAGCTGTTTTAACTACGATGCGTACTGAGATTGCTTCTACAAACGTTAAAAGACAAAAAGCTATAGCGTCAGCAAATGAAGCCAGAAATAATGTCGTTGAGGCACAAACGAAGTTGACAAACGCAAGAGCTGAGTTAGCGTCTATAGAAATGACAGGATCAGCAAGGCAAGTTACAATAGCTCAAAAAAGAGTTGAGAAAGCTGAAAACGCAGTTCTGAATGCACAGGAAACACAATCTATCGCGATTAAAAACAAACTAACACAAACAACTGCTTATTATGCTTCAATAAAAAATGTAGAAAATCAAGCTAAAAAAACGAGTATATCTCAAACAGCTGTTGCTAATGCGCAAGAAGCGGTTTCTGTAACAACTAAAAATTTAAATTCTGCTGCAACTGCTCGTTTAACTCTTTTTCAAAATTTACAAGTTGTCAGTACAAAAGCATGGACAAAAGCTCAAGCTATGCTTAATGCGACTATGCTTACAAATCCATATGTGTTACTTACTGTAGCTGTCATTGGATTAACTGCGGCAATTACAAAAATGATTTTACAAGCCACCTATGCAGAAGAAATTCAAGACAAGTTAAACGAAACTTTAAGTTCCCATCGACAAAATGTTGCAGCAACAGAAGCTGAGATTCAAACTTTAGTTGAAGCAATAAAGTCTGAAAATACTACTAACGAAGAAAAAGAATCTTTACTTAAAAAAATTGTAAATATCACTGATGGAAAGATTCAAAATCTAACTGTTGAAAAAATTAAGACAGGCGAACTAGACGCTCAATTACAGAATTATATTAAAACCCTTTATAAGCAAGCAGAAGCAGAAGCTTATCTTGAAGATATTAAAGAGTTGACGAAAAAGAAAGCAGCTAATAATGATCGTAAAAACAAAATACAGAAAGATGGACCAGGATTTTGGGAAAGTGCAGAATCATTAATTGATGCTAACTCTTGGAAAAATGGAAATTATAAAGAGATTTTAAGAAGTGATCATGATTTTGGAAAAACGATAATAAAGAATATTGATGCTGAAAATGCCGCTATAGACGAAGCTATAAAGGAAAGAAAAAAGTTAGTTACTGAAAAAGTAGTAGTTGATAAAGAAATAATTAAAGAGCCTTCTGGTACTGCAGGAGCAATTAAAGATTCTAAAAAGAAATCAACTTCTACTAAAAAAGCTGATGATCCATTTGAGATATACAAGAAGCAAATCCAATCTGTAAAAGAAGATTACGAGCGTTTTGTTGATTATATGAATTCAGATGATTTGGTTTTAAAAAATTCTGGTAAAATTCAATATGAAACACTTTCTAGAAGTGGAGCTACTTACGAGGAGTTTTTAAGAAGATTACAAAAACAACTTGTAGAGACTTCAAACAAATCAGCTTTACAAGTAAAACAACTCCGATTTATCAATGATGAATTAGTTAAAGTTATCGATTATAACGCATTTGATAAATTCAAAGAAGGGATTGAAAACTCTATTTCTGAATCTGAAAATCTTTTAGAGGTACTTGGTAAAATTCAAGAAGAAAAATTAAAACTTCAAGGAAATACTGATCAGATAAGTGTAGATAAATTAAAGTTTCTTGATGAAAAGGAGATTGAGAATATCAAGAATATTGATAAAGCAAGTAAAGATTTAGTAAAGTCTTTTGGTAGCGGCATGTCAGAGTTACAGATAAAAACAAACGAGTACAATAACGACATTGCTTATTTAACCGAATCTTTAAAAAACGCAAAAACAGAAGCTGAGAAAATTCAAATAAATGATGCAATTTGGAAACGTGGAGTAAAGTTCGCTGAGGACACAAAGGATTTACCTACAAATGATGATAATTATAATAAGCTGCTTTTAGAATTCAAATCATTTACACAAAAAAAAGAACAAATTGAAACTGATTTTAATAACAAAATTGCTGTTGCAAAATTAAATAGCGATCAAACTTTAGAAAACGAGCTTTTAAAACAAAAAAAATCAGCTTTATCTAAAATTTCTCTTGAATATATGCAGCAAAGTAAATCAATGATGACTTTACTTGGAGATCTTGATAAAACAACAATTAAGCAATTAGATAAAGCAATTAATGATATTGAGAAGCAATTAAAAGATACAGATTTATCTTTAGAAATGAATCCTGAGGATTTAAAGGCGGTACTTGACGCCTTGAAAAAAGCTAAAGAGAAAATTCAAAAAGCAAATCCTTTTAAAGGTATTCAAGATTCATGGAATGCATTCTGGAACGCTTCTACTGATGAAGATAAATTGGAATCTTTAGATCAGTTTTTAGGTTCTGTAAACGGAGCATTAGAATTAACAAAAGTAACAATTGATGCTGCAGCTGATGTTGTAGAGTCTTTTGGTGGAAAATTAGATGATGCTGCAAAACAAACTATTCAATCAATTCAAAATATTGTAAATGGGATTGGAAATGTTATTCAAGGATATTTTTCAGGAGATATTGCTCAAATGGTTGCAGGTATTGTTCAAATTGTGGTTGAGGTTGCTAAACTAATTGGAGGAAGTAAAGACAAAAAGAGAGTAAAAGCAATTAATAATCATGTAAATGCTGTACGAGAACTTCAGAGAGCTTACGATGATTTGAAGTACTCTATCGACAAGGCTTTAGGAAGTGGAAGTTACAACATGAATAAAGATCTTATCAAGAACTTAGAGCAGCAAAATAAAGAACTTGAAGCTGCTATAAAACTTGAAGAAAGCAGAAAAAAAAGCAAGAAAGATCAAAATAAAATAAATGATTGGAAAGATCAAATAACTGCAAACATTAGATCAATTCAAGATATTTTAGATGATTTAGCTAAAGACATTTTGCAAACAGATGCAAAAGATCTTGCAACCACTTTAGGCGACGCTCTTGCTGAAGCTTTCGGTAAAGGAGAAGATGCAGTAAAATCTTTCGAGAAGGTTGCGAACGATGTTCTTAAAAACGCAATATTAAATCAACTTAAAAAGAAATTTTTAGAAGAGCAACTTCAAGGAGCTTTAGATAAACTTTACGAAGATATGGGAGGTTCTAAAGATGGCACTTTCAATTGGAACGGATTATCTCCAGAAGAACAACAGGCATTCAAGGATAAAATAAAAGAGATTTCTCAAAACTTCACAGGAATGTTAGATCAATATTCAGACTTATTTGGTGATTTAATTGATCCTAATGAAAGTGCAATGGCTGGAGCGATAAAAGGAATGTCAGAGGAAACAGGTAACGCTCTTTTAGGTCAATTTAACGCTATTCGTATTCTTCAAAAGGAACTTGTAACCATTAATATTGATTCGAACAAAATACTCCTAAATAGTTTGGACAGATTGGCTAACATAGACTACAATACGAGAAGTGTTTTACCTCTTTTAGAAAAATTAATTAACAGAATAGATAATGCAGGACGAGCATATGGATTTTAATAATATAAAAATAGAAGCTCTAAAAAGAGCGAAACAAAACGAAATATGCGAAGAATGGGCGGTTAAAATGGAAAACGCCCAAACTTTGGATGAGTTACTTGATATGTACATTAAGGGGATTGATTTTTCATTTTCAACTGAATTTCTGTCAAACGATTTTATGCGTAGAAATTTAAAAGGTAAAATGGAACATAAAGGAATTTTCCTTGATGATTCAGTTGATTTACATAATAACAGAGAGATAGTTTGTCTTGGTGATTCAAGATTAAACTATTTAGCTGATGAATTTTCAGTTACTCAGATGTATTTACGCGATAACTCGAAAGCTCGATTAGTTGTTAGGGATAGCGCGTTTGTAATGATTGATATTTTCGACAATGTTCAGTTAGAAATCGAAGCGAGCGATAAGGCCAACGTTCGAGTGAATTGCTATAAAGGTGCTAAAGTTACTTATAAAAGTAACGATGATAGTTATGTGAAAATCTCATATAAAAACTCAAAAACGTACGGATGATTCCTGTAATTTATTTACTTGATCAAATACCCTTTAAAAATTACAATGTTTATGTTTCAGATTCTTCAAACTTATTTGATAAAGCTTCTATAAAAGAAAATCAAAAGAAAGATTGGAGTGATGAACACGGTTATGATATCGACTTACAATCACGATATCATAATTCAAAAACGATTACGATTGATTGCTTTATTCCCGCTAATTCATTGAAAGAATGTATTGAAAAATACAATGACTTCTATAATGCTTTAGATCAAAAAGGATCTCGCAGATTATCTATTATTGCAGGTGACTTAAGAATGGAATATCAAGTTTTCAGACAAGAAACGGCTGAAAATAAATTGAATTATGATGATTCTAATGCAGTTGGTATTTTCAAATTAAAATTGATTGAAAATATGCCTGTTAAGCGCATACTTCAGTCAACTGAAAGAATTACAACAATTACTTTAAAATCGAAAAAGGTTTTAGTAATTAATTGGGGAGACGGAATCGAAGAATATACTTCTCCTGATAAAGAAATCTATTCTCATACATATTTGACTACAGGTGTATTTTACCCAATGATTTTAGGTGATTTAGATTCAATCACAACGTTTAACTCAAATGCAGATGTTTTATGGAACAAATTTTAGTTAAACGCTCAGATAATGTTGATTATCTGTTAGAAGATAGAAATAAAGGAGTGTTTGTTTCATCAATCATCCAATCAACTGAATTAAGAAGTAATGACGTTATCAATGTTGAACTTACTAGTCGTGAATTCATTAATTTCACTATTGGAGATTCGTTTCATTATTTAGGTCAAAAATATACGTTAAATCAGATTCCTCGATATTTTAAAAATAGCTCAAATGATTTTCAATTTTCAATGACATTTGAAGGAGCTATGTTCGATTTACGTCGAGCTTCTTATGATGTAAATATTGATACAACAGGATCTGCAATTTATGGCGAAACACTAACAGCAGACTTAGAATTATTCGCTACTATTTTAATTGAAAATATCAATCGTGTTTTTCCTGGTAAATGGGTTTTAGGCGAAATTCCGACTGAAACAGAAACGAAAACAATAACTTTCTCAGAAGAAGAAAATTGTTTAGCTGCTTTACAAATGTTATGTGATGAATATGATACTGATTTTATCATTAAAACAGATAATAACGGAGTTAATATTTTAAACTTTAAGCAAGTCGGAAATGAAATTCCTTTGGAGTTTAAAGTTGGATTTCAAAAAGGACTTTACACGTTGACACGCGAAAAAGTTGATGCAAGCGATATTGTTACTCGTTTAAAAGTTTATGGCTCAGATAAAAACTTAGGAACTGATTACCGTGCTAATCGTTTAGTCTTAAAAGATAAGAATAAACCTAATTCTTATATTGAAAATGCACAAGCGGTTGCTAAATATGGGGTTTACGAATCAACTAAAATCTTTGATGATATTTATCCAAGACGTAAAGGAAAAGTAACTTCTATAAATTCAAGCTCTCCTTATAAGTTCTCAGATTCGTCAATGGATTTTGATTTAAAAGAAAGAGATGAAAACGGAACTAAATATCTTTTAAATGGAGTAAATGCAAAAATTCATTTTAATACAGGAGATTTAGCAGGTTATGAATTAGAAATTCACGACTACAATCACGAAACAAAAGAATTTCATATTGTCAAATTTGCAGATGAAAATGGATATGAATTTCCTTCAAAAGATAGTGATGCGTTCAGAATTGGCATTGGTGATGAGTATGTTATTTTAGATATTCAAATGCCACAAGTTTATATTGATAACGCAGAAGCAGAACTATTTGAAAAAGGAACAGAGCATTTATCTGATAAGCTAGAGCCAAATATTCAATATTTATTAGATGTTGACACCTTGCATCTTCAAAGAATTTTAAATGATACTGTCACGCAATTCTTTTCAATTGGTGATTTTATCAAAGTAGTTGATGAGGATTTTGATATTAATCGCTATATCAGAATTAAAGCCATTGAAAGAGATTTAAGAAATCCATTTGATTACAAATTAACTTTATCAGATTCAAAAGTTACAAACTTTTTAAGTGGGACTATTCCAGGAGAAATAAATAATATTAACAAGATTATCAAGATAAATAATCTTAATAATCCTGCAAAAGCTCGCCGTAATTGGAAAGATGCTCAAGAGGTTTTAAATATGGTTTTTGATGTTGAAGGTGATTATTATACGGATAAAATTAAACCAAATTCAATTGAAACAACTCACCTGCAAGTCGGCGCTAAGTCAATGCAATTTAACCTTATCGATTCATTTTTCGAACCTAATTTTGAAGGGAATCCAAATAAAATAAGATGGTCTACATGTAAGCTTGTTCATTTTACTATTTCTGATAAAATAATTGACTGGCAAATACAAGGAGGTCAAAAGGATTTAGAGTCGAATAAGCCTTATTATTTGTATGCAAAATGCAACAAAACAAATAATATAGGTGTAATTGAAATTTCGGAAACGCAATATACAGTTGATCAAGGGAACTTTTATTATTTCTTAATCGGAATAATTAACTCTTATTCGGAAGATGTAAAGGCGCGCGAAATCTCATTGATGTATGGTTTTTCTACTGTTTCGGGAAGATTTATAAAAACGGGTAGAATTGAATCGAGTGGTGGTGGTGCTTATTTTGACCTTGATACAGGTGAGATTAGCGGCAAGATAACCTTCACATCCGATTCACCAGCTTTTAATCAAGTGAAAGATTCTATTCAAATCGGTGGTAGGAATTTAATTTTAAATTCAAATAAAGGTTGGGCAACTGGTGGATATTATTTAGGTGAATTAAATTTAACCGAGGATTTAATTGATGGTCAAGAATATGTAATAACTGCTTATGGAGCAGTAGCGGGTACAAATATAATATTAATAGTACAAAGTCCATCGACTGTTGATGTTGCATATATGAATAATGATTCTGCTAATCATTATCAGGCTAAATTTACTTTTAAGAAAAACGATGGTTACCCAAATGACGTTCGAAATAAATTATTGATTTATAACTATGGTTCAGCTGATTATTCAGGTGGAATAGATAAGTTCAAACTCGAAAAAGGCAACAAAGCTACCGATTGGACACCAGCTCCCGAGGATGTTGAAGCGGATATTTTGCAAGCTAAACAAGATAGTATTAATGCGTCTAAGGCATATTCTGATGCACAAGACGAACTAAAACGTATCCAAACAGAAGCTTATGCTGATGGTATTGTAACAGCTGCTGAACAACGAGCGATTGATGACGCGACAAACAAAGCTGAAGCGGCGAAAATATATTCAGTTGCTCAGGATAATTTATTGAGAGTTCAATTAGAGGCTTATGCGGATGGACAAATTACAGCTGAGGAGCAACAACGTATCCAACAAATGCAAGACAATTTAGCTGCTGCCAAAGCCTATGCAGATGCACAAGCTAATTTGGCGAAAATAGCCGCCAATGCTTATGCTGATGGTGTTATTGATGAAGAAGAAGCACGAGCGATAGCAGATGCAACTGCTAAAATGGAAGCAGCGAAAGCTCATGCGCAAGGATTGGTTAATAATATAAAAATCGGTGGTAGGAATTTAATTTTAAATTCAAATAAAGGTTGGGCAACTGGTGGATATTATTTAGGTGAATTAAAT